TCTAGCACTTGAAGATTTTCTTCGCTGAAAAAGTTTTCATCAGGTTCGATGAGTTCGCCTTTATCATCAATGAAATTGGAAATAAAACTGATTCTATCGTCAACAGTCTTGCCGTGAATCTCAATAATCGCTGGGCAATCCTCTTTTGGATAAAAGATATCGGTTTCAAGATCGTCGGCATATTGGTCATACAATTGAGCAAATACATCGTCAACTTCCAAAATATGATTCTTACTGACATCACGAAGACCGTCATCAACAATTGCGATATCTTCATCATGGCGAAGCCAGAATATGATATCAATGTTCTTAAGGCTTTCTCGCACCAAAGAAATAGAAGCTGCTGTGACTTCATTATTGATCTTATCATTGGCGTTTCCAACCAAAGTGTAGGCCAAGTTGTCCCAAGAGCACCTGTCGAAGATGATATTGTCTTCTTTCTTGAATTTCTCTTGAGTTGTCATCATCCAATCAAGAATCAACAATTGTGTTTCTTCTGTAGTTTTGGACGAATGCTCAAGATCATTTTCTGTGATGACATCACGATACGTCTTCAGCGGTGTCCCATACATAGGCCACCGCTGAAGAAACGCTTTGAGTAAAGTTGACTTACCTGTGTTGGCAGTTCCTGATATAGCTAATCTCATATAGAGATAATTTAGCACACATCAAACATTTTTCAAGAACAAATCCCATTCTTCTAAGAAATCAACAAAAACAAATCCATTTTTCGGCTTTGTAGGTGATTTCTTGAGTCTCAGTTTCTTACCTTGAGTAGCCACCCATTTTTTAAGATCATCATCTTTTGGAGTGAATTTCGTCAAATCACATTCTTCTGGTCGTCTGTCACTTTTCCAAATATTAAGCTCTCTGTGGCAGCAAACTTGGTTCTCCCAAGTGTTAGCATTGCCAGTATGCTTTGATCTAGGAATAATGTGGTCAATCGTAGAAGTTTCCTTTGTAAGCTTTATACCAGAGTAACAGCAAGTATTACTGTCTCTCTTGATAATATTCATCTTTGTCGGGAAATACACCTGCTTATGAGGTATTCTGTCATAAGACGCACACACAACAACGCTAGGAACTCTTACCTTACCTTTTGTAGTCAGTATGAAGTCATCGTATTCTCGAACAGGAAGATTCAACCAGTCCTTGCTACCCTTAATAAGGTTAAAATAGTCAACATTATCAGTTTTATTGCCGTTTTCATCAACTTCATAAATGATGTCCAATGGATACACCACTTCTGAGAAGATGTTGCCGAAAGTTTTCCTTTCGTCGCAAACGCCAACAGGGAAGTAATACCTGTTCAGAACTAGAATTCGCTGATTCATGCACTGACTGTAACGGACGTTTTGAGGATGTCAAGTTTCATTATTTAGTATTTTTGGAGTGAAATTGAGCACCTTGACCGTCTGGACTTTTTGAATTAAATATTATAGAATGAGCACAAAACGTTCTACGCGCAAGCGTAAAGAAATTGATGAAATTGAAATCGATTTTATAGATGCCTATAAGAAAAATTTCAATTTGGGTAACATGAAATTAAAAAAACAATTCCCGTTGACACCAAATCAAAAACAGTGTTATTACACGATCAACAATCAAAATACCAATATGGTGTTTATTGATGGGTTGGCGGGAACCAACAAAACCTATCTCTCTGTATATGCTGCGATGGAGCATTTGAAAGAAGGTAAAGTTGACCAAATCATTTATATTCGATCTGTTGTCGAAAGCTCATCCCGAAGTATTGGAGCTTTGCCCGGTGAACTAGATGATAAGTTCGGTCCGTATACAATGCCATTGATGGACAAACTTCACGAAATTGTGGACGATGCCATGTGTGGTCAGTTGATGAACAACAATTACATCAAGGCAATACCTGTAAACTTCGTAAGAGGTCTTACATTCCACAATTCCTTTGTGATTATTGACGAGGCTCAGAATATGAGCAAAAGCGAACTAGCGACTATTCTTACACGTTTCGGAAGAAACACTAAGTATATCGTTTGCGGTGACGCTAGACAGGCCGATATTAGAGATTCTGGATTTGAAAAAGTCCACTCACTATTCGACACGGAACATTCAGTCAAAAATAACATTCATTGCGTTAAATTCGATGCTGATGATGTTGTTCGTAGTCCGCTACTGAAGCACATCACTCAAGTCTTGGGAGTTTAACCCCAACTAGTTCCAGCAAACCATCCCGCGCCTTTATTGTTTTCGATAGGGGCCGGGATTTTTTGTCTTCCGACAGGTGGATTGTTGACCACTACATTTTCCGCAATTTCGATCATTTCAGCAACGCCTGAAATAGCGGCGGTTTCTGTGGAGCCTATACACACTCGTTCGCCATCTGTGGCTACATAATGTGTTCCAAATTGCGCCACATTAAGCTTAAAGGATTCGTCGTTGATTGTTAGTATTTGTATCTTCACAATACGAAACTACCACAACTATCAACCTTGTCAATTATAAAAATTGACTATTATGGTGTTGGCGTGGTAGTAGTCGTGGCAACTGCTGGTTTAATTCTATTCACAGAACGAGATCTTGTTGAAAGTATTTTCCCATTTTTGTCAATAGTAACAACCCTTTGAACACCTTCCTTGGTCACAGTAACTTCATAACCCGGTGTTCCATTGAAATTGCCAATAAATCTTGGCATATTATTTGAATCCAACGTGTATCCAGTTTTGGATAACCCGTTTTCCATTCTTTTGATCATACGGTCTGTCATATTAGACGACGGCTTGTTTGTATCTCCTGTGACCGCTTGCACAAATCCTTTTCCAAAATTGTAAGGATCTTTATAAAGTTTTTGAACTTCAGGTGCTACTTTACCAAGAGTGTAATCAATACCTTTCGCAGCGCCTTTGACTGCTTTTCCAACGCCTGACCAAAAACCCTCTTCTAACAATTCCCGTTGCGTATATTTTTTCATATCAGTATTTAACTTCAATATTTTTATCAGCCACGTTAACAAGACTTACATCAATAAGCGCATTTAAATTATTTTCAATGAACTTTTTGCCAATAAGAATTTTGTGATCATTTGTGCTTCTGTTGCCAATGCTGAAAGGAACTTTGGAAAATGTCTTTCCTCCTATTTCAACATCAAATTCAACAACTGGACGGTCTTCTGTGTTACCAGCGCCCACATTGATGCTAATAGTTCCAATCATAGGTTTTTCTAATGAAAAATTATTTACGGTAACAAAACGCACATAGTCTTTATTAGGAGAAATTTCAATATTCTCTCCGTGTAAAACATTAAAGGCTCCGTTGCCGCTGTCTAATTTAGACGCGATTTTTCCAACTCCTTCTAAATCAAAGAGATAAATATCCTCGATCAAACCGAGAACATATTTTTCATAGAAAAACTGATTGAATTTTAACATATTTTAGAATTCGTATTCGTCATCAAGGTCCGGGCTGTTTGCATAATCAGCCTTGGAACTTGCAGAATAATAAACATCAGAAGCGTAATCAGCTGCCTTGGTAATCTTGGCAAGCATCCATTCTTCGAAATCAGCTTCCTTTGCCATTTTCTCCAAGCGGGTAGCATATTCAGAAAGCTTCTTAAGTTCAGAACAAATCATTTCACACAATTCGCTTTTTTCATCAGATGCAGCGTCATGTTCGATTTCTGGCTCCAATGCAGCGTCGGTATCAAATGACATGACAACTGCTGATTCATTTTCATGCTCATCGTTTTCATGTTCGTTGTAGTCTTCTTCGCCACCCATTGAGTTGAGATCATCCAATGCTGAAGATTCCTCATCGTCATTATAACCAGTGTTGGCATAATTTTCCCAAATCAAATTATTATCTTTACGTTTAAAGTCCATAGTGTTATTTAATGTTTTGATTTTAAATTTGATCGAGCAATTCCGAAATGCCTTCACCCATGTGTGGATTGATGATTTTCAAGAATTGTTGAAACACTTGCTTAGCATTTACTTTGTTACCTGCTGAGAATTGATCACTTAATGCGTTAAGTTGCGCAGCTTCTTCAACATTCTTAGTGTCGGACATCCATTTAGTTGCCATATCGATGATCAGCTTAACATACATGTTTTCTGATGCTGCTGTGAATGGCATTTCAGGTGCTGATTCAACTGGTGGTTGTTCTGGCGCTGCTTGTTGCTCAGGACCAGCATCCATAGCCATGTCGCCTTGTTGCATTTCTTCACCTTGCTCTCTGATGAGCTTAATGTGATGTTGAATTAAAGATAGCGTCTTGCTTTTCATATGTTTGTTGGCTGTGGCTTGTAATTAGCAATTCTCTTGGTCGCGTTGTTGTAATCCTTCAACATCACAGGTAGCTTATTTTTAACTGCCTTTATACGATTTGTTTTTGCCTGTGCAGCCGACATGTCTATTTTAGATGCGCTGTCGATAGCGTCATCAGCTTCGCTGTCTTCTTCTGGCTGTTCTGTTCCCGGAGCACCTTGAGACACGCTCATAAGGCGCACAACAAACGTTCTGTTGCCTTGTGGATCATCAATATACAAAGTGTTATCCAAACCGTTACCGCTGTTCAAACCAGCGGATTTTAAAAGATGTCTGAACTCATCACGCTGATCTAAATTTTCAGCAAGTGTAGGATCATAAGCTTCAATTTTTGAAAGAAATTTACTCATGTCTGTATTTAGACAAAAAGACAAAGCTTGTTTGATAACTCATTAAAATAAACATCGTTGAGATAAGTCAGACCATTTTTGTTCAGATACTTTTTAATCTGTTTGAGAGATTTTAATTTTCTCTCGGTGTTCAAAAACAATTCAACTTGCGATACCGTTTCACAATCAGATTCTGTGATTTTTTCAAAAATCTCATTAAGATCCTTAATTTGCTCCAACACTGTAAATCCAAAAATAGTTTTTAATTTATGAATCAATCTGTTGCGGAACGCATCTTTGGTTAATTGATTGCTGAACAGATACAATTTCTCAGTGCGGTTTCTATTCTTAATGTATTCTACGAATGTTAGAAGAAATTGAGTGGTGTATAGTTTTTTGATGTCCCTGTTTGAAAAATCAAAACTAATGTCAAGATTTAAATTTTTCAACATCTCAGGGAATTCTCGATTGGTTTTTTTAAAAATTTCATCAATATCCAATAATTCTTTATTGGAATCTTCAAAAACTATCGAAACCACCACACTTTCTAAAACTTCTTTTTCAATATTCATTTGTTAAAATTTAAAATCTTTGTATTTTTCCTGTAATGATTTAGGAACTTTATTAATTCTAACGTTGATTATGCCATTGTATGATGAATTGTCAAACAAAACATTCGCTTTCATTTGCTCATACATTTCAAGAAATTTCATTTCCCATTGATTTTCACATAGATGCAACACCTTTTTTGTGAAAAAATCAAGTCCGTATTGTTCAATATCAGACTTTAGCTCCTCCGAACTACCCCAATAGCTGTCAACATTATTGTCAACGTAGGATATTCTAGCTCTCTTTTTACCTTTTAATGGTTTTTTCTTTACTCTTTTTAATAATTTCTTACATCCTATATAATATTTCTTATTACTATCAGGATGATTATTATTAATAATATAGACAAACCCATGATATTTGTTGGTGTCTTCAGGCAAATCAATCCAATTACTCATATTGTAATTACAAAATTCAAACCCTATTACAATAACTATTATAATCTATATTATAT